CACAATCGACTCGCCCTGCTATTTCCAGGTGATCCGAATACAATGCTGCTTCTTGTAAATAGACTTGTGTGATTCTATTGAGTGTTGGCACAGCATGTTTGAACATCATAAGGGGGAGGTGTTTCCCTTTGAAGTTGCTCTCATTATAGCAGTTATTGAGCAAATCTTCAACCATCTTGTGGAAGTCTGTGCCACGGGTGGCAGCACGGTTGGAGATTGCTTGCGCTTTATCATACCCAACACGCTGCTTCCACTCATTCAGTTTCTTTTTCTTCTTCGGGCACACACCTAGAACTGTAGTGATCGAAGGATACTTGCCACCCGAAGGTGTTGGATAGAGCCTACGACCCTCAACCATGATAGGTTCCAGTTCAATAGGAGTGAATAACGAAGAATGAATAAACATCAGAATCCCAGATTGATTTTACTAATAAGATAAGAGCGAACTAAACCAGAACGAACGATGTCTTGCACACCAAACTCAATAGATGCAAACTCATCCATCGTTCCAATGATACGTTGGAAGTCAAGGATACCATTGCGTTCGTTGGTTTTGATTAAGTCAGTTTGTTGAACGTCGCCACAGAACATGATCTTACAATCCTGACCGACACGGGTGATGATTGAATCAAGTTCATGGAAGTTCAAGTTCTGCATTTCATCCACAAGAATGATGCAGTTATCCATAGTGGTGCCACGAAGGAATGACGTAGACCAGAAGCTAATCGTTCCTTGTGTTTTCAGATTGCCATACAGTAGTTCAAACTCTTCGTCAGTAGACAGTTCAAACATATACTTTACCATATTCTTATATGGAATCTGGTAGAGCGATGACTTATCTTCATGGTCGCCAGGAAGGAAACCAATCTCACGGGTCGCTACAAGTGAACGAACGATGTATACTTTTTCATAGGGAGTGTTCTCATTGAGAACATCCTTGAGTGCTAGATACAAACCAACAAAAGTTTTACCAGTTCCAGCGGCACCATAAGCAAACAGATGCTTATCGTTCTCCCACTCTTCAAACATCTTACGTTGTGCATCGGTAAGAGGTTCGATGTCTTTGGCAAAATAGTCAGCATTCAATGGCTTCTTACGCTTCATTTGCTTCACGCTCATTCCGTTTGGAACGGCTTGCTTGGTCTTACGATTTCTTACAGGCATATTAAATACGATTAACAGTGGATCCAGGTGTGTCAGCAGCACGATTGATAATATGTTTCCAATCGCTTGATGTTTTATTCTGCCAGTTTCCTACTTCAGAGACTGCATGTAGTATGGTAGGCATCTGAGTCAGATGAGGATTCTCTGCAAGATAAGGTTCCCTTTCTGCCATCAACATCCACTTCTCAAACTCTTCACCAGTATTATTATCCTTGAACTTGTATGTTGGCATCTTCAATAAACCATAATGGGGGAGTTGCTGGAGACTTCCAAGATGCAAAAGCAACTTTGTCTCCGATATAATAGTTGCGATATGACTGGATTGAATCTCCAGGCACCTTATATTTATCGGGCATAGCAGGAGGGGGATCTGACCATCCCATATCTCTAGCGTTTTGTGGTGCTCGCCACAGATAACTGATCAAACTTTCTGTGCTATGAAACTTTTTGTAGCGACGAGTATATTCTACACAGCAATGTTGAAACAGATCAAACAACCAGCGATAGTGAGAGGAGGATTGCCTCACCCACACAGCAGATGGATGATTGATATGTGATGCTTTATAAAGAATATTTTCGCGTGGATAATCTAGTCGATATCGTTTGATATTACGATTGTTAGCAGTCTTGGCAGTATAAGGAATGCCGTCAAGCACGCGATGAGCAGTGGAAAGAAGTTGAGCATACTCAACAATCATTTTAACCACATGCTTATCACAATGCTCGGCGGCACACGTTCGGGGATCGTAACTGAGATAGAAAATATTCATGGGGTCTCTGTCAATGACCCTATTATATCACCATTCCATCGCTTCCGCAACTGCTGGAAACTGTTCCTTAAAGATTTCTCTACACTGCTCAGCGATAACCATGTGTTCCTTCTGGGTTCCATGGGCAGAGCGAAGGTCGATGTAATGGATCCAAGAGCGGCACGAGCCCGTCATGTAGATCCTTGTGGGCGTCGCTAGGGGGAGCACGAAGCGGGCACACTCCTTAGCGACTCCCGCCTCTAGCAGGCGCTTGTAGAGGTTGTTGGCGGCGGTGAAGTGCTCAGCAATCTCTGCCTGAAACTTCAGTTTCACATAGTCTCCAAGATCATCCGTAGAGTTCTGGCGGTTCTTAGTATCCTGTTTGCGAAGATCTGGCACTGGAATATTCTCAGTGATTAGATTCGTATCAGCATACCGTTGAGAAAACTCTTGAAATGTAAACGAACGGTGCCTCAGAATCTGTGCTGCGATGCCACGATTCGTTTCAATCTCTAGAGTCATATGAGATTGTTCAAACACAGACCAATGATTATGCTTAATGCAATAACGAAGTAGCCCCGCGTAGTTCTCATTATCTTGGTTGCTAGGGTTAGACACTCTAGCAACATATGCCATTGTCTGTTCTGCATCGGGAGTAACAGAGATGAGTTTAACTTTGGAATGGATTGTCATATTGTGGAGCACCATCGAGACGACGTATTTCAGCAAAGATAGATTTACGATAACGGTTATACTGTTTGATAACCTTCTTCAGTTCCTTTTCATTAATCTTAGCGTTCAGAAAAGGAGTTTGTGGATCTACCTCTGGTGATTCTACCACCTCTTGTGCCTGAATGTCAATAGTTTCTTCTGTCATATCAAATAAAATAGTATTCTTCTTCTAATGCAATACAGATACGCTTCACTTCAGCTACATACTCACCTGTTTCATTGAGTTGAACTGCTATTTTGAATGCTTCATCTGCTTTTGCAAACTTTTCAATATTATTAAACTTAGTTGCATAACTAGGTTTGCCGCTTTCTTTCCAACCAGCAAAGTTATATTGAACTTTTGGTTTGCCAGATATATGATAGCGAACTACCCAGTTCTTTTCTGGATTAGTAAGTGTCATTTTAGTTTTGGGTTACTGAGAATGCAATAGTTACTCTAATAATGTCACCATTACTAGCAATATTAAAAGGACCACTGGTAAATCTTTCCGCAAAAACAACTGTCTGTGTAGTTCCAGAACCTACTGTTACATAATATCCATAGATATTTCCCTTCGATCCTGTAAATGTCCACGTTTGCTGTGGGTATGTAGCAGCACCATCAGATACAGACCACGTTGCTCCAGTTAAAGTAATAGGAGCATACCCATTTCCCGTTGTGACTTCTGTAAAACTTGTAGCATCAGAAGCAAAGTTAGGTGTTAGATCATTACTATACAATCTTAATGTTAAGTCACTAACTGTTGTTGTTTTACCAACAGTATACGATGCTGATAGAGATCTACCTCCATTTGTGAAAACAATTGCCATTATCGTTTACCTTTTTTAGTTTCTTTTGTTTGTGATCCCCATAGTCTAGGATTCACTCGACCTTCGGTTTGTTTAAAACCTTTCAATCCCTCACGATATTTATCCCAGTAGTAATCAAAGATATCCATTTTTTTATTTACAACAACAATATCGTGAGCAATCGCTCCATCAATCTCATAAGTAACAATGTATGCAGTATATGGTAGCGACCTATCATTCGCTAATTCAGGATCACAATTTTGATGGAGAATTTTCATCAGCTACGACCTCCCCACTGAATCTGTGGGAATGTCTCTTGGATAAGTGCTTTTGAAATACGAGTATACTTCTTCTGAAGATTTTTATCCTTAACGAGACAAAGAATCTCTGCTTCATCTGGATGAAGACTCTCAAGCATACCTAAAAAGATTTGCTCACGTTTACTCTGAGTAATGTTAGAACCACCCTTAACGAAGTGGAACATTTTCTTACCTTCATTCTCCAGCAATAGATGATCTGTTCCTTCTGGTGCTGGGTTTGTAGTAAAAGGAACTTCTCCTTCTGGCAGCATAGACACTACACTTTCATCAAAGTTCCAGATGAACAATGAACGAAGAACCTGTGTGTTGTTCTCCAACAGAATCTTTTTCTTTTCTTCTTTAGTTTTTGCGTTGTTAGCTTTACGCAGCACCTCTGAAATTAGAGGGCGATATGTTTTAGTTGCCATGTCAATTCAAAATGGTTGTGTGTTACGAAATACATATTCTTCCATCAACTTAGTAAGTTGATGTTGTTGAAAGTATTCTAGTGGAACTTTCCTTTCGTTGCTATTTAGTGACTTGTAACAAGATACAATCTCAGTAGCAAGATGCTCAGGAATGCAGGAAAGATCGATTAATTTCCGATTACGCTCATAATTTTGAGCAGATTCATCGGTTAAACAGAATGCAGATGGATCTAGTTTGACCCACTTTTCTAAGTTTTTCTTACTTATAGGTTTCTGTCTCTTACCTACCACAAATGTATCAGCATCAGATAAGAAGTTAGGTATGCCATCTGACTTATCTCCTTTAATGATATGTTCTCTAGCATATGCTTTTGGGTCATCATGTTTAATCTCTTTCTTTAGAATAGGATTGTATTGTTTTACAAAAGGATACTTTTGTAGTTGAATAAAATCTTTGTCTCCTGAAAGAATCAATACTTCCTCAACATCTTTACCTTCTTTCTGTAGTTTGATGTTACGATACGCTTGGTAAGTAGTGAGAGTGCTGATGACATCATCTGCTTCAGCACCATAAACTTCAACCACTTTATAAGGGAAGAAGGTTTTAATCTCATCGCGTATCTTATTCAGAACTTCGAAGATGGCATTCCAATCTAGGTCGGATGCTTCTCGATCTTTCTTTCTATTCTGTTTGTAGTAAGGGAATGCCTCTTTTCGCCAATAGTGCTTGCTGTCGTATGCAAGAACAACCTCACCATACTTAGGAGAGTATTGTTTTTCAAATGCACGAAGGGCAGTAAGCACCATATGACGAACAAGATTTTCATTAAGAGCATCGCCCTTCAGTTGCATCATCAGATTACTAATCATAATCTGATTCATATCAATTAGAATCATTTAATCCTCGTCGTCGTAATCCTCAAAATCTTCAGAATTCTCAAAGCGAACCGCTACGATTTCATCGGGAATCAGTTGACCGTTCTCATCAAACATTTCAGGATGCATTGGTTGAATCCTATTCTTGTTTAGAAATGCATAGACGATATCGTTTCCGAACCATCCAATCATTAGACCGATCATGAAAGATCCTACGATACCTATTCCACTAAAGAACAGGATGTATGGTGTTGCTGACTCCATCTTACTACTCCCTTGTTGGTTTGTCAACCTCCCAAGAGAACTCCAGATTAAAATGGAATGTTCTGCGTAGGAGGTTGAATGTTTTACTCATTGTTAATCCATGTTTAGGTTTGACTTGATCAACCCTCCTACGCAACATGAATTCTATACCCTTATTTATTTGCAGTTGCTGCTGGTTTCTTTCTGTTTTTACTGCCTGGTTTTCTACCTCTTCGTTTTGACTGTTCATACTTTTTAGCATCCTCCATAATCTTTTCAAGGTATTCTTTCACCCTTCTAGCTCTCGGTTTACCCATCCAACTGTAAGATTCACGAACAAAAGATGCTCTATCACCTCCTTCCAGATACATTTCTATTTCTTCGATTTGATAAATGATTGCCACACCCAAAGAAGAATCAATAAATTTTACAATGTCATCTTTTTTGAAGTTTTCTCCTTGAAGATATTCATAAAAATTTAATTGATACTTTTCTTGAGTGAACGCTGTATCAATAGCAGAATTTACAATGTCGAAAATGTCTTCAAGAGATGCCATTTTATTCTTTCTTGGAACTACTTACTAAACCTTTGTCTACAAATAACTTAACCGTATCAACCAATCCGCCCACAGGTTCGTTGTCAATTACCACATAAGGAAAATGATCAATTGTGGGATACAGATTATGAAACTCTTCCACTGTCATAGTTTCATGAAGAACTACTTCAGTGTAAGTCACTTCTGCTCTGCGAAATAATTCTTTGAGTTGCTTACAATGATTACACCACGGAAGAGTATATGTAACGATTTCCATCAAATACCTCTTGTATAAACTTGAATGTTTGGTTTCATACATTCTAACACCTGCACCATATATTCGCAAGCCTTATGTGGCATGGTGTGGTCACCACAAGTAAAGATATCTACAGCAGCATATCTTTTCTCTGGCCATGTATGAATACTGATATGACTTTCCGATAGTAAGCAAACAGCAGTGATTCCCTGTGGCGTGAATTCGTATTTAACTTCTTCTAGTAACGTTGCGTTAGCATGTTCCACTGCTTGCCTAAGGGAAGTGCTGATGAATGCTGAGTCATTTAAAAGGTCTGCATTACAGTCACACAACTCAGCAATGTGATGCACACCAAGCACTTCATCTATCATCAATGTTTCTCCAATGTCGTTGAGTATTTATAGCAATAAAAAAGGAGGGTTGCCCCTCCTAGTATACCAGATTTTAACTGATGTATCAACCGATAGCAGGTGCGGTGAGAGCAACAGGAGTTGCACTAGCAGCAGCAAGGTCAAGAGGGAAGTTGTGAGCATTACGCTCGTGCATCACTTCAAAACCGAGGTTAGCACGGTTGAGAATGTCTGCCCAAGTGTTGATCACATGACCCTTGTTGTCAAGCAGAGACTGGTTGAAGTTAAAACCGTTCAGGTTGAATGCCATGGTGCTAACACCAAGAGCAGCAAACCAGATACCAACCACAGGCCAAGCAGCGAGGAAGAAGTGAAGTGAACGAGAGTTGTTGAACGATGCATACTGGAAGATCAGACGACCAAAGTAACCGTGTGCAGCAACAATGTTATAAGTCTCTTCTTCCTGACCGAACTTGTAACCATAGTTCTGAGACTCTACTTCTGTCGTTTCACGAACGAGGGAAGAAGTGACCAAAGATCCATGCATAGCAGAGAAAAGAGAACCGCCAAATACACCAGCCACCCCAAGCATATGGAAGGGGTGCATGAGGATGTTATGCTCCGCCTGAAAAACAAGCATGTAGTTAAATGTTCCACTAATGCCGAGCGGCATACCATCAGAGAAGGAACCTTGCCCAAAGGG